TAATTTAATTGTTAAACATTCTTTTTCTTTATGACAGGCTGCGTTATCGGCAAATCGCCGTCCTCGGTAACAATAACAGCCGCCTGAGGGATATTCAGCGTTTCATCGTCAGAGCCGAAATACTTATATTTCAGACAGACAACGACAAAATGCTGATTGATGTCTTCGGCATAGTCTGTGCAGATCGTCTGTTGTAGCTTGAACTTATAACAAGAGACCTCAGCCGTGAGACTGTCAACCCAACGCTGCGCAAGGGCTTCAAGTTCTTCTGTGCGCTGACCGTCCTCAACGAGTACGCCGTTCCCGTAGGGGTCAATGTCAGGGCAATAGATGTGAACCGTAACCACGCCTGTCTGAATTTGGTCAGGAAGACCCGCTGTGAATATAACCACAGCGTCTTCAAGGCGGCTGTCGCGAGGGCGGTAGCCTTGTCTGTAAACCTCACCTGAAATCATCGAATAAAGGGTGCTGTCTTTCAGAAGTCTGTACACGTCCCCTTGAACTTGTTTTGATGTCTTTGCCATTGTCTCTTGTTAATGTTAAGTGAAGCCAAGCTGTTTCAGCATACTCGGCACAATCTTGTCTGCAAGCAGTTCTGAACTGTCAAGCACATCGTAGCCTTTGTTCTTGACGTGAGCGGCGTATTCCATGCCCGCAACAACTATCAGGCAGACCCCGTGAGGGAAACGCCTGACAAGTTTCTTTGCGAACGCTGCGCCTTTCTCTGAACCGTCACAACCTTGTTTCACGGTCTGAAAGTCTGACTGATAAACAACCCGTCCGTCCACGGCAACGACATAGCCGAGTGAACTTCTCAGGTTGCCCGTTTGGTCTTTATAAGAATTGGTCGAACGGGCTGTGTTCAGAACCTGTTCCCCGCAGTACTGCAAAGACCTTATCAGAACCGTTTGAAGCCTTTTCAGCTCCTGTTCTGTGTATCGGTCAATCTCAGACATGGGGGTAAGTTGTCTTATTGGCATAGTTTCTGAGTTATTTTTGGCGAATTTGACGTATGTGGCGTTTACTCTTTTTCATGGTGTGATTATAAGCACATAAAAAGTAAAGCCGACATAGAGCCGCAATCGCCGTTAGACCATTATTCTCAATTCGCAGACGGCTTCCAACGGCTCAACCTGAATGACAGAAAACTCCCCGAGGCTCTTTCCCGTCAAACTGTCTGTAAGCCTGATTTGGTCAAACTCCCCGAGCGGCTGTTCTTCAATCAGAATTGAATACTGCGCCACCGTGAAGTGTTCCCCATTGACCTTGCCGAGCTTGTTGTACTTGTTTGCCGTGTACTGACAGTCTATCGGGCTACCCCAAGAGACCTCAGAAGACTTGACGGGGAAACCCGTATCAGGGTCAATGCCGCCCGCCATCTTTCTCTTCACTTCGATTGTTCCGTTGGTTATTATCATAATCGCGAACCTTTATATCCGTATATAGGTTTGGGCTTTACCGCCTCGTCCTCAAACTCGTTGAACAGTTTATAGGCTCTGTTTTTGAACTCTGTGCGCTGTTCATCTGTGAAAGAGTATGATTGCCCGCCCTGAGTGACATTCGGGGCGAGAGAGAGCCACAGAAGCGTGTCAGCCTTTGAGAGGTTGAACGCCTTGCCTTTCAGCGTCTCTTGCGTGGCTTCATCTGAAAGCGAAAGACCCCGCCGCTCCGCAGTCTCTACGAGGGTGCGAAGCGGAACGGGGTAAGCGGTAATGCTTTTTAATGCTTCAAGAACTGTTGCTGCCATATTATGCCTCAGTTAAATGTTTATTCCCAATCCTTACCGTCTGTTCTCATATAGACGTTGCGGTAAGCCGTGTCAAAGACAGGCACAGCGTCAGCCTGACCGATTGTAACCTCTGACTTCGGTTCGATTGTGCCGTACTTCTTGATGATAGTATGAGCACGCTCTGCACGCAAAATCAGGTTCTCATTCTCAGTCAGGATGTCATACTGAGTGGTTCCAAGACGTTCTGTTTCTGAGAGAACGCAGCGGCAGTCCTCAAATGGGTTGCCTGATTCCTGAGAGCCGTCAGTGAACTCACGGGTAATGGTTTGGTCAATGACTTTCAACTGAATACCGTTGAGCCATGTTTGGCGGGCGAGCATTGAGTTGACGGTGGTAAGGTCAGGGGTCTGAGAGATATTCAGAGCGTTTGAAGCGAATGACGCACAAGCCTTGATAATCTGCTCAGACGAAGCAATCTTGTAGAACTCGTCAAGATTGACAAAGGCGAACTTCGGGTTCAGACCTCTTGCCTTGGCATTCTTAATCTCTTTGCGGAAATCGCCAAGAATATCAGCCGAAGCAGCGTTTGCCCAATCGGAAGAGGTCTTGACCTTTGCCTCGGGGTCAACGTCATAATCCAAGTCGAACTCATTGGCGTATGTTGCGTTGGTCGTTGTTGTGAAAGCCAACTGACCCGCACGGGAAGCGAGCTTCCACGCAATGTACTCCAACTCAGACTGAACGCCGTTGAAACAGAAGTCAACGTCCTCGCCCCAATACTGAACGAGCTTTGTTGCGTCTTCATCCTGAGCGAAAGCGAGAGCGGTCTGATACTCTTTAATCTCAGAGCGTTTCAACTCACGGGAAATGCTGATGAAAGGAATATCTCCTCTTGCGCTCTCAAAGATAGGACGCTGCTTGCGAAGAATTGAGCCGTTATCGGTGTGGAGGTCGGCGGCTACGTTCTTCTTAGCAAGCTGATTTTGGAGGGTCTTCCACTGGAAGCCCTGAACTCTCTTCACGGGGAAATAAGTGCCGAACAGAAAGCCCGTTGCGTCAGCCGTGTTCAAACGTGACTGAACCATCTGCTCGGTAAGACCCTGAATGAGAGTATTTACAACTGTTGCCATATAAATGATGAACTTTTAACGGTTAATAATTGACGATACCTTTGAGGTACGCCATGATAAAGTCAGGAAGCGGGTTGCCCTTTGTTACGGCGAAAAGCCAAGCGTCCGTGTCAAGGTTTGACTTCGGCGTAAACGGCTTGCCCGTTCCGTTGATTGACTGAGGAACGTATTTCAGTTCTGAGGTTGTGGTTGTTGACTCCGCTTTTGCCTCAATGATGAACCCGTCCTTTGAGATTGCACCGAGGGTGGTGCTGACTGTGATTGTGTCAAAGGTCTTGCTGCCCTCTGTGTCAATGGCTGTGATGTCATAAGCCACGCCACCGACCTTTGTCATAATGAAATCGCCCTTTGCGAAGTTGTGACCTTTCTTCACTTTGATTGCCTTGTCGGACGCACCGACCTCTGCAACAACCTGAGCGATTTTCACAACGTGACAAAGACCCTTTTCATCGGCTGCGCTCAGGACAGCTCCCTCATAGAGGAAATCGCCACCAAGCTCAGAAGCCTTGACAGATACGCCGCCTCTGATGTCAGCGATACGGTGCATAAGGACACGGGGTGTTCTCACGTCCTTACGTCTGTTTACTTGCATACCCATTTTTCTTTGTTGTTTTGATTGTTAAACATTAGAACGGCTGACCACCTGAGGCGGGTTTGTTATCACGGTGTGCGATAGCGTCCTTTTGCTCTTGGGTCAGTTCTCCGCCCTGAGAACCTGAGCCGCCCGTGGCTGACGGACGACCGAAGATAGCCCCTTTCTGTTGTGTCGCCTGAACAATGCCGTCCACCTCTTTTGTGACCTCTCCGACAAGAGTGTTGAACTCTTCATCGGTCAAGCCGTCAACGGGTGTTCGCTCGTAAGCCTTTTTGAGGTTCTCAGGCAACTTGGCAATAATGCCTGAAAGTTGCTGTTTGCGTGATGAGGTTGTACGCTCGCTGTCCATACGGTCAAGACGCTCAGACAACTTTTTGTTGCTCTCTTGAAGCGATTGAAGCGTTTGAAGCAGCACGGGGTCTGTACCCCCTCCTTGTGGTGTTTGAACGGGTGCGCCGCCCTGACCTGAGCCGCCGCCCCCTGAGGGCTGTTCAACCTTTGCGCCGTCTTTGAGACCGTATTTCTGTTCGTAAGTGTGAACGGCGGTCTGTGAAGCCTCTGTTGCTCGGCTATCGGCGTAGCCCTCGATTACTTGCTGAATTGTCACCCCGTCAACGGCGGTTTGAACCTGTTCAGCGGTTGTGACAGTCTTGCAGAGTTTGTCCGCAATCCTGTTCAAGACTGATTCGCTGACCCCCTGAAATTTGGCTTTCAGCGCATCTAAAATTGCTTTTCTCATAATTATGAAATATTTAACTGTACGGTAAACTGCGACAAAGATACAATATTTCCTCGAAATGATTACATAATAATCACAAAATGTTTGGTTATATGGAATTTTTCTATATAGGGGCGAGTTTCGGGCGATTACTCTTAATAAAGGTTAAATTTACCCGTTTGGTTAAAATTACTCGGATGAAAGTTTGTTGTTTCCAAAATACTTCACTTATCTTTGCAACGTGATTTCAAGGTAATCACATTCAAACATAAGTTTAACACTCAAATTGAAAGAAAAATGATTAAGGTCTCAACAAACAATAACAAGAACGGTCTCGCTTACAGTTCAAAGGACATCAACAGAAACTTCCGCATCAAGGTAAGCGGCGTTGACGCTCAGGGACGCAAGGTTCACAAGCTCGTAGGCGTTGCGGGAGCGATAGCCCTCATCGGCGTTGAGATGCTGAACAAACTTTTGAAGAGAGCATTTGCATGCATGGACGATGTTTGTGTCTGCAAGCTCCGCAGAGGTATCAAGTTTTCTTTCTACTACAAATAATCAGAAACAGGAGGTCAAAATCATGACAGAAGCAAAAAAGAAACAGTTCGCAAAACTGAAAGAGATGCACCCCGACACTCTGCTATTATTCAGATGCGGGGATTTCTATGAGAGTTATCAGGAAGACGCAGAGAGCGCATCACGCATCCTCGGCATAACCCTGACAAGAGACAAGGCGGGCGACCGTCAGGCGGGCTTCCCGTATCACGCCCTTGACACATATCTGCCGAGACTGATAAGAGCGGGACACCGTATCGCCATTTGTGATGAACTCAAACAGGGGAGGGCAGCGCAATGAGTGAAAGAAGCACGATCATAGAGGCGGCTTACCTCTCAGGCTTCGAGCCAAGCTCTGAGAGCCTGACCCCTGATGAACTCTTTGAAGAGGCGGAGGAGTTTTTATCGAATATTCAATAACCATATAAATTTTCAAAATTATGACAGCAACAACAGACTTACAGAAAGGTTTGAACGAGGTAGTAATGAACAAAGTTCACAGAATGATAGACGGCAAGGCGGCGGGTGTTAAGGCTACAATGGAACGCCTTATCAATGAGGGCACAATCGCTCAGGATTATATCGCACCTATCGGCGTGAACCTGAAAGCGAAGAGCCACACGCCCGTTATCACGTTCTCGGGCGGTCAGCCGACAGACGGCTTCACAGAGGCAGAAGAGATAAGTTCACAGCCTCTGACGATGAACATGCCTGACGGTCAGTTTTCTCTCCACGACAACGCTATCGGACAGCTCGCCGAGCGCATGGGCATACCGCAGCGTTATCTCAGAGGGCTTGCAAGCGGCGAGCCCTGGGCAATAGCCCTCGCTGCACATCTTCTGAACCAACATAGCGATTGGACGCAGCGCAGCCGTGTTCTTGTCAGAACCGTAGGGCAGCAAGTGAGGGGCGTTCTCTCTGACAGTTATCGCCGCCTGAACTCAGTTGAAATTCTCACGGCGTTTGTTCAGGAGGCAGCGGGTCAGGGCGCAGTCATTTCTGACGCTTATATGAACGACACAAAGGTATGGGCGGAGACAATTCTTCCGACACCGATTGAGATACCGACCGTGAAGAACGGAACTGTTACAATCTTTGCGGGCGCACGCTTCTCAACCTCTGACTACGGGGACGGGGCTGTTGATATGAGAGCCTTTCTCCTGAACGGGGCTTGCCTTAACGGCATGGTCAGGGAGAGCGTTATGAAGCAAGTTCACTTGGGTTCAAAGCTGCCTGACAATCTGCAGCTATCCAACAAGACCTATGAACTCGACACGAAGACAACCGTCTCGGCTGTCAAAGACCTCACAAAGGGTCTGTTCAGCAAGGACAACCTCATGCAAAAGGCGATTGAGATACAGGGGGCTTCGGAGATTGATGTTGACTTCGAACACGAACTGAAACGCCTGACAAGCAGCGGCGGTCTTCTGAAACAAGAGAGCAAGGAGGTCGAAAAGATATTGATGCGCAACGACCCCGAGGACGGCGTTCAGGGCGGCGCAACTCTTTGGAAGCTCACTCAGGCGATAACGGCTCACGCCCGTGAACTCACACCTGAAAGAAGCCGTGAGCTGCATGAACTCTCAGGACAGTTGATGAACCGAGTAAAGTTAAACAAATAAATCAAAGACACAATGGCAACAATGAACAGCGATCAAGAGAACCTGTATCAAGAGGTTCTGAAAGTTCTTCAAGCGAGAACAAACGACCCGTCAGTCATTATGACAGCCCTCGGGCGGGCGATGTTGATAATTCTTCAAGCCGCTCAGAAGTTCTACGGAGACCCTAAGGGTGTGAAAGAGACCGCAGAAAAGGCTTTCAATGACATTCTGCGAGAGTTATAAGCATGAACAATAAAAGCCCGTCAGAGAGCCGCAGAAAGCCCCTGACGGGCTTCACAAGTCGAAAGGCAATAAATCAATCAAAACAAAGTTTATATTTATGAAAGACAAGACATTTGAATTTAGTCAGAATTGGGAGAATGACGGTATGTTGGTTTGGAAGAACGCAAAGACCCTGAACCGTTATCAGGAGTTATGCCGTGAGCGTGATGAAACAGACGTGAGCAAGTTCCGCTGTTTCTTCGCTTTCTCTCAGGAACAGTTAGAACAGGGTCAGAGGTCTATCAAGTTGAAACCCAACGAGAAACTTGTTTCGTTCGGCGGCGGTGGCTTTGGGGTTGAAGACGGGGTAAACAAGTATTTCGCCCACCTGAATGAGGTTCAGAACCGCATCAGAACAGAGTGTGACCCTCAGGAGGTTTACTGCTACGAGTTCAACAATTATGAGAGTTTCATCGCCTTTGACGGGGACGTGGACGCTATCCGTCTCATAGCAGCGATATGGGGTCAAGAAGCCGCCTCACGCATCAAACGCTTCTCGCCGTTCTATTCACTCAAAACTCTTTTCGGGGAAAAGTAATTTTTTTGTTAAAAATTTTAATTTTCTCGTAGATAACGGGTGGTTATCTCTGAGAAAACCCAAGTTTTCTGCGAGAAAATGCGCTACCTGCGCGCGTATAAAGGAGAGCAAAGAAAAGGAGAGAAAAAGTACTAACGTACTCTGCGATTTCGCCCTCTTGAATTGAAGTTAAATTTTCGCCTCAGACAGTCAGGCGAGCAAAACGAAAAACAAATGACAGACAACAGACAGACAACAGGCGGGGAAGAGAAAGACAAAGCCCGCTGCGGGTTCATCTACCGAGTGACATTCAAAGAGCCGCCCGAACAGACGGGGGAACGGGACTTCTTCTTCACGTCTCTCTCGGCTATCTATGAGCGTTTCAGCCCTGAACAAATCGGGTGCAAGGTCAGCCGCCTTTGGAACATCGGCGTTTCAGCCGGCAACCCATACACGGGGGCGAAAACAACCGTGACCCGTGAGCCGCTTCACACGAAAAGACAAAATAAAGCCCGTACAGCGTGTTTTACTCCGTCAGATGATAAATTCACCAATGACAAGAAAAAAAGCCGTCAGCGGGGCTAAAAACGGGCAAATCGGGCTTGTTTCAGGTTTAAGCGTAACTGTACTTGCAGCCTGAACGCCCGTTTTTGACCTCCGAGACAATAAATCGGGCTTTTTGCCGTTATCTCAGCAAAAGGGCTTATCTTTGCCCCGTGACCTGATAAAATCAGAACTTAGTTTCGATTTCAGGGTTAAAAGACGATTGCGGCTCTCTGTCGGGCGATAATTTTCTAAGTGAATAATTACACCAAAGAGAAAACCAAAGCCCGTGTGCGTCAAATTCGAGAAAAATAACTTATAACGGGATATTCTACGAGAAAACCCGTGTTTAATCAGAGAAAACGTATGAAAATACCAAAAATCATTCAAGAGAAAGCCGACAAAGAAGGATGGAATAGTGTCGGATTTATTGGAAAGCGAAGAGGGAGAGACGCTTTCGCTGTGGGATATGTTGATGAAAACGGGGAAGCCGTTCCAACGGGTCTTCCCGTGATTTATCTTTTTGACGGGAAGACCGTTGAAACGATTTATGGAGAAGAGGCTTTAGAATTACTTTGAAGCCTTTTTGAAACGTTCTGAGAATTTGGGGTTAATGATTTTATCGTCAATTCTCAGAACGCTTAACTTTACGGGGCCGGCACTCTTCATAAACCCGTTGAACGTTTTTGAAGAGCCGTGTTTCCCTGACTGAGGGTCAAACCATAAAAGATTGCCGTCTTTCTGCCTTTCAACAATCATAACGTGCGCTCCTCCGTCACGCCCTCGCACAGATTTCCATTTCAGATAAAGCTCGTAACGCCCAGTCTCTTTTGTTGCGCCCTCAATAAAGCCAACCTTGGCGGTTATCGTGTCACGCAACACGGACGGGCGGGTCTTTATTGGGCGTGAGCCGTCAGGGTTGAGAAAGCGGTCGTTCCATGTCAGATTATTCTTCGGACACCAAACTTTATAAAATTCATCGTTCTTATTCGGTAAGGCTTCAACTGGGAAACCTCTGCGCCTTAACTCATAAGTCATTGTGCAAGTCTGACAGTTAATCAAATACCCCTCCGCCTTTGCGTCAGGATCAGAAAAATGCGGGTTGCCTTTCAACTCGTCAGCCTCTGTGAAATTCATTATCTTGCCTTGCATCACGGGGAGAGTTTGGTCTAACTCTCTGATGTTCTTCAAGACCTCAGGCGTGAAGTCAGCGTGCTTCTTGTTAAATCTCATGGCGGCTTCATATTCAGCATAAGTTTCATACGGCGTTTTCAGGGCGTACAAGTTCTTGTAACCATCAGGCAAGTATTTCTCGTTGTCGCTGATGAAATAAGGCACAGACGTGCTTCTTTTCGCCCTCTCTTTGTTGTCTTTCAGCCAATCATCGAACTCCTGAGGAACGCCCGTGACCGTGTTCACGCTTTCTTTCAGAGGTTCTTCGCCTTTGAGCAGCCTTTCGTTGTCACGCATCATTTCTTCCTCGGTCTTCAAAATTGTTTCAGCGTGACAGCGGCAATGAGGGTGCCACCCCGTGAACTTGAAGTCCTTTGGGTAACAGCCCTGACCCTTGACAGCCTTACTGCCAACGGGTGCGCTCAGTTCATCGCAGATGTCCTCCACGGGGTGGTTGTTGCTTCTGACAACACGAATACCGACAACAAAGTCAAGGTCTTGCCAACGGGCAAAGTCAGCCGACCGATATGCGATGTTCGTCTCTGTGGCTGCGAGGCGGCGGGCGTTCTTATATGAGCTTCGGTACACGCCACGCCCAGGGTGGAAAGCCGCCGCACGCTTTGACAAGACCAACTGCCCGTGTTCGTCCCTGACACGGCGAAAGAGCATGTCAGGGTGTTGAAGAAACAGTTGCAAGTCATTTTGAAGACGTTCAGCCGCCTTGCCGCTTCTCAGACCGATGTCAAGCCCGAGTTCGATTTCCTCTTTGAACTGATTTGTATATTTCCAAACTCTGTCAGAGAGGTTCAAGCCCTGAACCTTGCGGGCGAGAAATGCGTCACGGGCTTCTTCGTTGTTCTTGAAGTATCGGCGATATTGGGCGTTTGAGAGCTTGCCCACGTTATCGCCGAAGACCTGACGGCACAGCTCGTTGTTCTTGTTGTTGGCGAGCGTCCATTCATGGTTTACGCCGTTCACTATGACAGCCGACAACCCGCTTTTTAGGCTCTCTAAGAGACTTTCGAGCCTTTTGCGTGTAATTGGATAGTCTGAGAAAGAAAAGAGCCGTGTCGGGTCTAAATCACGGATAGAAAGCCCAAGGGCAGCGGCTTCCTTGACCGCCGCCCTGTATATAGCGTCAACCTGACGCTCGTAGGCTGTCAGGTTGCGCAGATGTTGTTTGTCGTATTTATTGAGTGCCATTGTCTCTCAGAATAAATTTATCACATTGAAAGTCATTCAGAAATTTGCACCACCGCCCGTGTTCTGTCTTTTCATCATGAGGGCAGCGGCACAAAATCAAATGACCGTCAAGAGCCTTGCTGTGCCAATCATAACTGTGACGGCAGTCACGGCAGCGGTATTTCGGCTGCTCAGGCTTCTTTCTGTTTGGGGGTCTTCTTGTTGGTGTCATGCTCTCACGTTATTCTGTCGGTTCAAACACGTCCACCGTCTTCTGATCCTGAATTTCTTTCAGGGTGGTGTCCACATCGTCACTCTCGCCGAGACGTTCAATGCTCTCACGTTGTGACATGATAGGCTCGCCGCCGTTCACAGACATGAGGTAGTTCGCCAAGTCTTGTTTGTCTGTGATAGCGAAAGGCGTGACAACGGTCTCAACGGGGAGAGCGTCAATGTCGGCGGCGTAAGCCTCTCCAAGAGCAATCTTCAAGAACGCTTTCACGACATTTATTTCACGGTCAAAGAACTCAATCAAACGACCGCTTTCGTCTTTGACTTTGAGCTGCGCATCAATGAACATTTGTTTGCGGCTCTCACCTGAGAGGGCTTGCTGCGACATCTTCTCGTATGACCAATCAGGCAACTGCAGCTGAGTGAAGAAAAGGTTTCTCAGGGTGTCGACATGGTATTTCAGGCTTTCAGTCGCCTGTTGCCATGTGACGTATTGAGCCGTTGAGCCTTTCGGATATTGCATGACGCTCTTCGCCTCTTCATTTGAACTTTTCTCATCGCCGAACTGAATAATATCATCGGCGAGAACAACGAAGATAGGCTTTGAGTTTTCACGGAGATAATTGCCGTTTCTTGACAGTGACCATTCAATCTCATAGACGGTCTTTGACGTGTCCTCCCATATCGGGGTCGGTCTCCACATATAGATGCACGGTATCTTTAACAAAGTTATCTGTTCATCTTCAATGACAGCCCATTCGCCGCTCTCTGTTGACCATTTGATGTGGCGGGTCGCCATATAACAGTCAAAGTACTGAACGGTCTTCTTGCCGCTCTTACGGGTGTAAGCCACAGACATGGCTATCATGTCGCCGTATTCATCAAAGAGCGGGTAAAGGTCATCGCCGAGCATAGGGGAGAAGTTGCGGCAGCGGAATTTCAGGTTTGAAGAGAAACCGTAGGTCGTGTGCTTCTGTTCAACGGCGTACCATAGCGTCATAACTTCACAGCCCGCAAAGAGCATGTTGCAGCGTTCGATGTTCACGCTGTCAATGCGGTTCTTGTCAAATATCTTTTCAAGATAGTTCGCCACTTCTTTCTGACGGTCATTCTCAGGGCTGTAAACACGTTTCACGGGTATGCCCGTAACAAGTTCTGTCATGCGCTTCACGGCGAGCCGCTGCAAGTCACACGTCACACGGGTTACCTCCTGAATACCGCTGTCCGTGACAATATCAGGGTATTTAGCTTTGTTCATAACAGGGTGCTTTGTTGGGTCAAATTCTTGAATGAGACCAAAGCGACCACGCCACAATGGGACGTTGATAGTCTTCTCTTTCAAAAAGGCTATTTTCTGAGCCTCTGTCCTGAGTGAGGCAAGGATTTCTTCGATAGTCATTTTCTTTGATGATTTATTTGTTAAACTTGAATTATCTGTGTACCATGCGGGCGATACGGTTCAGGTCAATGCGGCGGCTTCCTCTGAGCGGATAGAACGTGTTCGCGAAAGCGTCAAACTTATCGGGGCTTCGTCCGAGCCTCTTCTTGATGTCTTCTTTCGGCTCAATGTATATGCGCCCGTCTGACCTGAAAGACCATTTTATTTCTGTCGCCTCTTCATCAAACTGAGGGTCAGGCGGCAGCATGGCACCCGTCTCGTTCTTCGGGTTCAGCCAATCACGCACAGCCCAAAAGAGATACGCCCTCATGTTCAGGAACTCATACTGACCCGTTGTGTCGGTCAGGTTCTTGCCGTTGAAGCCTTTCGCTCCCTCTGAGTATTTGCAACTGATGATGTAATGAGAGTTCTCACGCCGTTCATTCTCAACACAACGGGAGAACACGCCCGCACCCTCGCCGATTGTGTCAATGCTGACATACATTTCAATCTCATGTCGGCGGCGGTCTGTGATAGCTCCCGCAATCTTCATGTGGTCAGCCGAGCCGCCGCTGTTGTGTGTCTTGAACTCAGAAGCCCAACAGCCCTGACGCTCAACAAAGCAAGTACAGTCTCGTCCCATGCCCGCAACGTCAACGCCCATGATCCGTGGCTCTGTTGTGACGGGTTGCCGCCCGTGAGCCTCTTTCCAACGCTGATGTGCGATTTCCAACCACTGTTCAGGGATAAGAACGTCTTCGCCCACTTTGGGGAACTTGCCCAAGACTTTCTTCCTGAAAAGGTCTTCGGGGCGATACCACTTGCCCTCAAACTGAAAGTCGTCAAACTCTGCCGTGGCTTCTTCTTCTCTGATTTCAGTACACCAGTTCGCCAACTTGTCTTGAACCCACTCATAGTCAACCTGACCCGCAATGACGGTCTTTTTCTGAACGATGTTCGGGGCTGTCAGACTGTTCAGGCGGTATTTGTGCCAACGGTCTCCTTTCTGAGAGCGGGCAGCGTAGCCGACTGTTGTGTTGGGGTTGAAGACAATCAAGATGCGTGAGTCGCCTTGCAAGTTACCCTCAATAGCCCCAAACGTATCATCGCCGATACCCGTTGCCTCGGTAACGACAAACATTGTATGAACGGCGTGAAAGCCTGACCACGCTTCATGGTTGTTCTCGTCAGCCTTGAAGCCCGTCAGAAACCATTCATCGCTTTCTGTTCTGATGTCATAAGCGTTCAAACGCCCTGGCAGTTGTATGCCTCTTGCCTTGGCTCTGTTATAAAGGCGGCTAATCTCAGGCATCATGATGTTCTTTACCTGACGGTCGGTCGGGGCTGTCAGAGCCACTTTTGTGTTCTCAACCAACTCTGCGCCCCCGTTCTTTGTGCGCCTCCAACGGGGCGTGAGATAAAGAAACGATATGGCGGCACAAGCGGCGACAAAGTCTTTGCCACGGGCTGTGCCTGAGGCAACGGACGTGCGCCTGTTGTGTTGAACGCTTGACAGAATTTCTTGCTGCTCGGGGTCAAGGTTCACGCCAAAGGCTTCACGGACAAATTTATTCCAATCTGCCCGCCATGAGTTTATGACCTCAAAACTGAGTTTCTTGATAATTTCTTTCCGTTGTTTCTTTGCCATAGTTATTTTCTCCGAATTTTGAGTATGTCGGCGGTACGCTTTTGAATGGGATAAGTGAACCACTCAGAATACTTACGCCGACAGAGAGCCGCAATCGGGCTTATTCGTCTTCCTTGCCCTCTCCCGCCTCTTGCTCGGCTTCATCTATCATGCCGCTCTCAATGAGATAGGCGGCAAATGAGCCGTTGGCGTTGATGTCTTTCTTTTCAGGGGCGTATAAGCCGAGGAGCTTGCGGCGTTCTTCAAGCTGCTTTCGTATCTCGGCGATATAAGAAGCATCGCCAAGGCAGATAACCTCTGTTTCAGTTCGCTCTGTCTGATACGTCTTGATTGAGGTCTGACCCGTCTCGCTGTCACGGGAGGGAGAGCCTTTCTGCTTGCGTTGTGTCTTGTTATAGTCTGTCTTTGACTTCTCCCACTGTTCCCACAACTCACGCACTACATCGTCAATGCGTTCAAGTTCAAGCTGCACCAAATCATCGGTGTTTTCGATACGGTCTTCACGCCATTCAGCCAACAATGTCTGAACGTCACTCTGAACCGTGCCGAGGGAATAACTTTTCAGGTCAAGACGGTTCTTGACCTCTTCCCGTATCTTGCGGCGGCTGTAACCACGCTTGAAGAGCTGCGCCACGATTTCAAGGCGGGCGAGCTTCATCTGTCTTTGTTTCTTATCTTGTGCTGCACTCATAGTTCTTTTGTCAGTTTTAGGAACTCTTGATAGAATTCCAAGTTACAACTTGAAAGCTCAATATACGACTTTTCAAACTCAGGGAAAGTGTGAACGGCGAAATGGCTTTCTGTCAGAAGCCACAGGGCGGTGTAACCCTGAGGCTGAAAATGGTGGTCAGTGAAGCAGAGAACGTTGAAACCTGACGTTTTCAGGGCTTCATCGAAAATGTCCCTGAGACGCTTCGGGTCGGTCTCTTTTATCCACTGAGAGAAATTCCAAATCTTTGCTTGCATGGCGTTTCTGTTTACTCTGTTTCACTCTCTGAACCCGTCTCGCCTGAATCGGTCTTTGACAGGTCTTCTTCCGTGTACTCAATCTTCGGGAACTCTTTCTTGATTTTCTTCGGGTCGCCCTTGAAGAAGACCAAGAGGTGCTGATGCGTCTTTGCAACCTTGCGGCTATCCATGTAACGTGAAGCCCTCAGAGCCGTTGAAGCGGTCTGTTCGACCAAGATAATCTCATTATAGAGGCGCATTCCGTTCTGCTTGAATATGCGCTTTATATCGCCGCAGAAGTCATAATAAAAGCCCGTGTTCTTGTCTCTCACGTCTCCGACACAGATAGCTGCGAAGCGGTTTTCTTTCAGACAAGAGACAGCCCCCGTGAAAGCGTTCTCCAAAATCTTGATGAAATCCTCGTATGACCCCTGATTTGATGCATCATTCGGAAGGTCTGAATACTTTTCAAGGTCAAAGTAAGGCGGGCAAGAAAACAGGAGGTCTTGGCTTTCAGGCTCAATGTGCTGCGCCACGTTCTGACCGTCATCGCAGATGTAGCGGGCGTTCATGCCCTCCACACGCTCGTTGTTCAAAGCCGCCTGTTTCTCTCTCAGTTCAACGCCCGTGAAGTCATTGCCGAGATAAGCAGCCACAAAGCCGAAGACGCTATCGCCCGCAAAACAGTCAAAGGCTTTGCCGTTCTCCTGACCGAACCAACGGCAGACGATTTCAGCCATAACGGGGTCAAGAATTGAAACGCCCTGAGCAACGATTTTCGCCTGTTCTTTTTCAAGGTCTTCTTGGCTGACGTACTTGTCGATGTACTCTTTGAAAGAAATGCCGAGTTCTTTTCTGTGTTCACGGGTTCTTTGATAGAGGTCTTTGTACTTGATTTCAAGAGACGTGACAAGGGTGTCGTTACGGCTCTCGCCCATATCGCCGATGATGTCATACCACTTCTTCTTTCTGTCTTGCCAATATCCCTTGCGGGTATCAAGAATTGAGAAAGGCGGTACGATGAAGCGGTCAAAGAGGCTGCTTTCGGGTGCGCTGTTCTGCTTCTCTGAGCCTGAGCCGCTTCCGTTCTGAGCGTTCAGGGCGTTTTCAGCGTCAGGGAACTCAATGCCCCAATCCACCAACTCTTCATTGTCCCACTGTGCGGTCAGGCTGTCCGTGTCCCATTCTCCGTAGCCGATGTTGTCCTTGATGATGAACTCACGCTGCTCTGCGTCTGACAGCTCCGAAGCCTTGATGATGATTGCGGTCGGGCTGTCACGCCAACGCAGCCAATGTGTCAGGAGGGCTTGCTGTTCGCCCTCTGTCTTCTTCTTCACGTCATTGATAGAGAAAAGGCGGCTTTTCAGTTCGTCTTCTGAGAGGTCAGAAATGGCGGTCAAAGCTCTGAAACGCATATTGCCGCCGAGGGCAACCATCATGTTGTCAACGACAATCGGTCTGAGTTCAAGCATTTTCGGGAGTGCAAGAACGCTGTTGACAAGTTTCTGAAACTTCTCATTTGTGATTGTTCTCGGGTTCGCCTCATTCACTTGAACCTGAGAAAGTTTTACAGTTTCTGTTTTCATGTCTTTATCTGTTTGAATTATTATACCTTATCCGTTTGCAAAAATACTCAAAATGATTATAATATAATCACATAAAGCCCAAAATCAAGCCTTTTCGGGGTCAAAAACGCCTGAAATTGCAGTTTTGAGCAAGTTCAGGGTCTTCAAGCGGTACAGCTCGTCAGGCGTTGTTCTGAACACCCGCCACCCCATGAGGGTAGCCGTATTGTATTTCTCCATGTCTTTCATAAAGCCGACAGAAGAGGTGTGCCGCCCGCCCGTCCACACGCCGCCCTCAACTTCAAGGGCGATTTTGTGGTCAGGTATGGCATAATCAAAACGCCATTTCCTGACGGGATGGAACTTGAACTCTTTGACACACACAACATGGAGGTCGGTCTTACAAATGGTCGTGAACACGTCAGTTAATTTTGGCGAATTTGACCGCTGTCGGCTTTTCTTTGTTGATTGCTGTAATTTATCACTCGTCATTGGAAAGTCTTTTGTGGGGGCGCAATCGGCTTTTGGGACAAAAGAACGGGGATTTAACTCCCCGCCCTTGAATTTCTGTCAGTCTCAGAAGAGGCTGCGCCCGCCTGATGATTATCAGAACGGCAGATCGTCCATGTTCTCACATACAGAAGCCCCGTCTAACTGACCCTGAATTTGCTGCGCCTGAGATTGAAGCGGGTGCATGCCGCCGAGGATAGGGATTGCCTTGCGCTCTTCTTCTGTCATTTTCTCAACCACATCCTTGGCGAGTGAGACCTTGACAACGTGAGTGTCCCCGTAGCGGCTCTCATTCATTTCTATCGCCGCCATGTTCAGGTAACAACCTTTCTCGCCGAGAAACATTCCGCTCTCGTCAATGTCAATAACGAGGCAACGCCTTGTGGCTGTCTTGCCTTTGAGGTTTGTCACAAAAGCCCCCTTTATTTTCAGGAGGTTTGCCTTAATGCTGTAATTTCCCATTTTCTTTCTGTTTTGAAATGTTATTGTATGATGATTTAATAGCCACGCATGATGTTGCCGTTCTTTGTGTCACAGTCTCCCATGATTTTGCCGCACATGACATTGCCGTTCTTGCTCTCCACGTTGCCCTCAACCGTCTGACAGTTGACATTGCCGTTCTTTGAGACAACCATGCCGACACGCCCGTTCACGGTAACCTCGCCGTTCTCTGTTGTCAGGCTCTCAACGTTGCCCGTTATCTCAATTCTCAGAACAGGCACTTGGCTCTCGTCAAACTCTTCAATCGGCTTTCCGTTCACATAAATGCCGTTGTCTGTTATGCTGAGGTTCTGTCCTGTCAGGTTGATGTAACGCCCGTTGATTTGGGTCTTTCCGTTGATTGTCACTTTACTGATGATGTTCATTTTCTTTTTATTCTTATGGTTTAACTTCCGATTTCGGTAGAAAGTTCAGAACATTTGCGTTCACGGCTTTCTCTCTTCTCTCTGTCTTTTTCCCTGAGGGTTGTCCCTTGCCCTTGTCTGAGGGTTAGAGACCCTTTTCGGGGCTTTTGTCCGTGTCTGCGGGGTTAGTCTGTGTTTTGTCATTTTGAACCCTCCTGAGCGTTGTTTTCCCCTGTCTCTGAAACTGTCTGTTCGTAGTCAAGGAGAATGTCCGTGCAGTTGCCCTCTTCATCACGTTTGAAGCGGACACGGGAAACTCTGATGCCGCCTTTCACAAATTGTCTGTCAGAAGCCGAGAGAAAACTTCTCACTTCTTCTACTGTCACTTGTCTTTCCATATCTGAATTTTGTAAAGTGAATAATTGCCATTGGTTGTCTTAAATCAACCTTTCTGAACCAATCATACCAATCTGAGAACGAAAGCCCGTCATGCGCCGCTAAATCGGGCAATTCAACCTTTTCTCCGTCAATAACTGTCGAACTGAAAAGGTCTTTAAGTTTAAGAGCCTGAACCCCAACGCCGTCAGAACCTGTGAGTCGTGCGAGTTCTTTCTGAGGGCTTCCGTATGGTCTGCCCGTCCATTCTCTGATTGAGAGAACCGCTTGCCCGCTCTGTATTTCAGAAATTCGTTTCTCCCATAATGGGAGGTTTGTCCTGACCGTGTGAATTTTGTGACGGCAAATTTTCAAGCCGTCTTCTGTCAGGTTCAACCCGTTGCCGAGTAGATGAGCGAAATTAGTCTCACGCCCTGAATGAATGTGCGTTCTCGGAAACGTCTTTGATAGTGTAATCACAAATGTTTTCATTTTGTCTGTTTATTCGGTTAAACTTACATCTCGTCAGAACGGGCATTCGTCAAGCGGTTGAGCCGTGAAGTCAAAGACCGCTGCTTCCTCCGCCTCTTTTGCCCGTCTGTTCATTTCCTCTTGAAGATGGTTTGAGTTGTCCCATACAGGTTCAACCCCCGCCGTATATGGGCTGTAACGCCCGTTGTTCAGGTTGTATTTGAAGAGAGCCGTTCCGCACTCTCCGAGGTGCCTGAATTTCACCTTTTGAACGTGAACCTCCACCGTGTTGTCAATTCTGTTTCTGTGAACGACAATACCGAAGTCTGTTTTGTTATAGAAGTGCGCCGAGCCGCTGATGTCATAAAGGGTGGGGGCTTCGATAACCCCGTCTTTGTTCTTTGACTGTTTTGTCGGGTGCGCCATGAGAATGACCATAATGTCATTGCGCTGTGCAAAGTTCGTCAGACGGTCAAGCTGCTTTGAAATATACTTTGTTTCGTTGTGTCCGTCACTCTCGTCCTCCAAGCGGTTGTACGGGTCAATGACAAGACATTTTATGCCACGCCGTCTGACAAGAAAGCGGGCTTTTTCAAGAATTGTGTCGAGCCTGTAATCTTCCTTTGGGCTGATAAAGAAAAAGTTCGTGTTCAGATATTCTTTTATCTGACGGTAAGCGGGGAGCGTCAGGTGTTGACGGTCAAAGTGCTGTCCCGTGAACTTCTCAATCAGTTTTGAAGCGTGGTATTCGAGCGGGGCGTTCTCAGGACTGAAATACGCGAATTTCCACCCGTAGCGCATGTTGAGCCTCTCGGCGATTTGGTCAATGAACTCAGACTTACCAGAGCCAGGAATACCCGTCACGACACAGATGCGTTTCGTCTCAAATGAAATAAGGCGGTTAAGGTTTTCAAGCCCTATCGTTGCGCCTTTCTGCATACCGTGTTCAAAGAGAGCGTCAAGGTTCGCCTCGAAGTCAGAGACCGTGAAGACCCCCTCCAACTTGACCTCGGGAGCTTCTGAGAGACATTTTTTCAGAGCCGCCGCCCCGTACTTCATCAAGACCTCGTTAGCGTCTTTGCAGTCCTGACCGTAGTCAAGTATGCGGCAGCGTTCAGCCCCGAAGCGTCTCAAAAGCTCGTCTTTTAGGAGAACGCCCTTTGTGTCTGTGTCAGAGGCTATGTAGATTGTCTCTTTGTCGTCAAAATACTCTTCGATGAAATCGTCAAGGTATTCAAGGTTTGCGTTAGCCCCGTTCGGGACGCTGACAACGTTATGAAAGCCAATCTCGTAGAATGAGAGAGCGTCCATTTCGCCCTCTGTCACGATGCATTCTTTCTGACCCTTGATAGCGTCAATGTTGTACGGGATAAGCTGCGCCCCTGAAACGAGCTTGAACTTCTTGTCGCCCGTGCGGTATTTTGTGTTGACGAGCTGACCGTTCAGAAAGTAGTTAAACTGAACCGTGTTCGACTGAGCGTTGTTCTGCGGCATCCATTCCATGCCCTCTGAGACTTTCAGAGCGTTCAGGGTCGCTGCGCTTATTCCTCTTCCCTCAAACCACTTCAAGGCTCTCTCGCCGACAGCCGTCAAAGCGTGCTGAGGGGGCTTCTTGTAGACAGGCTTCTGACGCTTTATCGGAGCGTAGTTATGCCACGGGCGTTCTTCACGCTCCCAAGGCTCTTTTGTTTCAAGAGACCCGCCCCAACCGCAATAATGACAATTCCAAAGACCTTTGTCAAGGTCAACAGAAAGACTTTTGTCGCGTCTGTCATGCCTTTGGTCGTGACATTTCGGGCAATAGGTCTTGACCTTTCCCGATGTGCGCCCGTAGGGGATATTTATGCCGAAGTCTGAATAACTTTTCATTTTGATAATTCCTTTCTGTGTTTTTGATAACCCTTTTTGAAGCCCTCAATAAAAGCCTCGCTGCAGAGCCTTGAAAAAACTTCTGAACAGGGGAAATGATTACACTTTGAGCAAGAACGGCTGAGACCGTTCGCCCGCCTTGCCTTTTCTTCAAGGCTGATGTCCGTTTTCTTCTGTTTCATTGCAAAATCCATGTATGTGAAGCAGCGTCCCATGAATAACGCTCAGACGGGCGGGGTGCTGCCGTCATTGGGATATTAGCCCGCCCCGTGCCGTATGTACGCCGCCCTGAGCCGTCTATGTATTCTCCAACGCCCAACTGAACCTGAGAGCCGTCAGCGGCTTGTACGGGCTTCTGTGTCGTGTTTGAACCGCCGCCCCTCTTGTTGTCGTAGTTGCCCTCAGAGACCTTGACCCAGTTTTTCTCATTCTCAAAGACCCAATCAAAATTGGCAACCCAACCCATTTTGTCAGTGCTGCGCCCCGTGAGAAAGTCAGAAGCCTGAACACGCTGAAAGAGGCGCATCACGTAATCTGTCAGTTCTTCACGCTTCACGCCGAACTCTTGAAAGCGGGTCTTCATTTTCTGTTTTCTCGCCTCTGTGACTTTGAGAACCTTTGGGCATGAGAGACAGACAGAGTTCCACATGGCGACTATATCCTGATAAGGATATTTCTCTTTGCTCTCCTCTCCTTTACTCTTCTCTCCTTTGGCGGGTTTTATCTCTTTTAACGGCTCTTTATCAGGGGTTTTCTCGGAGATAACCTTTTCAGGCTGTTGTTTTTCTTCTTTGAAAACAGGCTTTTGAGGCAATTCCGTTCGGCGGGTTCTGTAAACCTCAGTGAGGTTGTTGACAAAATTCTCTATCCAAATAACACGGTTCTTTTCCCATAGCTCTTTGTCAATTTTGCCGAGGTTGATAAGAACCCCGATTATTTCTGTCGCCGTCTGAGCGTTGACCCGTGTCTTTGCAAGAAGATACTCCCAATTTGAAGAAACAGAACAGTCATAGAAATGCCCCTCGCTCTCCCCGAGAACTTCAAGAACCTTGAACCAAAAAGCATAACCGTCATTCCCGAAGCGGGCTTCAAGAATGTAGATCGTGCGCCCGCATTTCACATAATGCGGGTAATAATCAACTGTCGTTCGTTTTGGTCTTGCCATAATGTTGTCTTGATTAAAGGGTTGCCATGATTGATTTTTTCAGTTTCACGTTTCGGCTGTTCCACTCAAAAGCCCGTATCATCCATTTGCGGTAATCAAGAGGTATGTTGCTTATCTTTTCCCCCTTATATTTGCCGAAAGGCATAACCTGAATAGGCTGCGCCGCCTGAGCGTCAATAGCCTGAGTGTCCTCACGGGTGTACTGACCGATTTCTGCGATTGGTATGCCTGAGAGCAGCCGCCCGCCTGAACCGAACAAACGCCACATTCTGCCTTTCTCAAAGGTCAGGTCTTCAACACGCCCGAAACGTTGAACGTTGCCGCCGAGGTCAACTATCAGAGCGTCTTTCTTCTGAGGGTCAATACGGGTGGCTCGTCCGATGATTTGATAATAGAGGGCGATAGAAGCCGTAGAAACGCCTAAAACAATGCAATCGATACCTGTATAGTCAAAGCCCGTTGAAAGCACTCTCACGTTAAATATGACCCGTATTTCGCCCTTTCTGAAACGCTCAATGATTGAAGCCCTCTCACGCTTATCCATATCGCCGTATATGACAGCCGAGTTCGGATAACGCTCTGAGAGACTGATAGCGTCCTGAACAGAGGGCGCAAAGGCGAGAATGTGCTGCCGTTCAGGGTGAGCGTCAAGAGCGTTGACAATCGTCTGTGTGCCGCCGTTCTCTTCAAAAGCCCTTTGAACGCTGTCCTCCGTGTACTCGCTTTTTGAACTGTTGAAGACAAGTTGGCTGTCGTCAAACTGTGAAGCCTCATAAGTCAGGGGAGACCAAAAGCCGAGGCGCACCATTTCTGAGACCTGACCGACATGGATAATGTCTTTGAAGAAATTGCCCTTTTTGCTTCTTGATGTCAGCATGACGAGCTTTGAATAATTCTGTCCGAATTGGTCTCTGCCCGTCTGCAGCTTGACAGGTGTCGCCGTTATGCCGAGAACGTGAGTGATGCCGCTCTCTTTGAGAAACGTGCCGAGCATGCTGTCAGCCTCACGGGGGAAGAGGTGAGCCTCGTCTATCAACATTTTTGTGAAGCCGAGAGCCTTGAACTTTGCCCCGAGCGTCTTGATTGAACCTATCGTTGCGTAGGTTATCTGAGCGATTTCCTTGCTCCCGAAACTTGCGCTGTATATACCCGCATTTGCGAACCCGTCACAGAGGTTCACATACTTCAAATAGTTCTGTTCCAACAACTCTTTTGAGGGTTGAAGAACAATCATTTTATCGTTCGTATTCTTCGCGACAAAGGCTGTCAGAATTGATTTTCCCCATGCTGTCGGGAGAACAATCAAAGAGGGCTTCGGCTTCTTCTCTTGAAAGAAACTGATAGCCTTTTCTATCGGTTCAACCTGATTTGAACGTAACTGTATCATGTTGTTTCTTGTCTATCTGAGAAAACCCCGCTGACAGGGCTAACCACGCATAACAGCTTGCGTTGAGAGACCTTTCGGCAGCTCTCACCCATGAGCGGAGTTTTATATGTTATTTATTCTTTCTGTTCATCTGTCTGTTTCGGTTATTCGATTACATTGTAATCACTTCAAGAGAAAACGCCTTGCGCCCTGAACCATCTTAGCATACTCTTTGAAGAGGTCGGGGTGGTCAGCCTTGAAAGCCTTGTCGTCAAACTTCTCTGAGGGCTTGGGGCTTTTCCATGTCGCGATTGTATCGCCGCCGTAGCTCAGGGCTTCTGCGTCTCCGAAGCCGAGCTTTATCTTCTCTTCAAGCTCGGTCTTGCGGTCAGAGAGTTCTGCGAGCTGCTGCTTCACGTCTTTCAGGTCTGAATAAGCCTGAAAAATCTCGTCAGTTGTCTCAATGACCTTGCCGCCCGTGTGCTTGTTGAACTTCAAGAGAATGTCCTTGGCGTTCTGCGGGTCAGGTTCTTTGTCCCCCTGAATGTAGTCAATCCAAAAGCGGTCAACCTCTTCACAGAGCCATTTGAAGAAGTCAGGAACAAAGGTCAGGTTCTTATAGCCGAACTCACGCCCTGAACAAAGCCATGCAAGTGAAGCCTCTTGAAGCTCCGCAACTCCGAGCTGATACTGAACCTGACAGAACCAGTGTTTGGGGAGGTCTTCGGGGTCAATGCTCATTTGTGTTGTCTTACACTCCAAGATACCCTTGTTATGAGCGTTGTGGGGGAGACCGTTGAGCCAATACGTGCGGTCAGGGCTGACACGCATATACGGCTTCTCTGTGTTGATTATCATCCAATCAATGGCAGAACGCTTGATTATCTCGCAGCCCGTCTCGTCTTTGAAGAACTGAGCAACTGCGTCTTCAAGATAATGACCCGCTTTCATTGCGAAGTTCTCCTGTTTTGCGGGGTCAAGACCTTTCTTGCGTCTCCATAACTGATAAGGCGTTTCCCATGGGTTCAGCCCTACGATTGTTGCAACCTCTGATGAACCGATACCGCTCTCGCGATATTTCAACCACTCTGTGCGGTCTTTCGGTCTGATAACCTGATTACTCATGGTCAGCCTCCTTTCCCTCTTCTGAACTGTTCTCTGACTTCTTGTCGCTCTTCTTCAACAGACGGTCGGCAAACTCTATGAGACCCGTCATTGCTTCACGGCGTATGGCGTGCTTCAAGACCTTATGCAAGCCGTTCTCAGGGTCTTTGTCATTCAGAACATTCTGAAAAGCGTCAACGAGAAAGCCCATGATACCCTGAGTTACGGTATGCTGCTGAGAGCGGTAGCCGTCTTCTTTGTCTTCTGTCTTCTGAACCGCAACAAGTGCGATTGTTCTGTTCTCTTTGTCTTCTTCGACCCATGCTTGGAGGTCTGCGATGATTTTCTCAATATCTTTCATTTTGCTGTTATTTTGAGGGTTTAACTTGTTATTTCTTAATCATGTTGAAGTCAGCCCAAAGGCTGATGAATTGTTTGCCGCAATACGTGGCGAGAGCTTCGCTCTTAAAGCAAAGGCGAGAACCGATGCCCGTATTCGCAGACGAGGGGGCGCTAAGCGAATTCGCAAAAGCGAAGCCCGCATAGTCTCCTGAATAGTCGCCTGTTGATATGAGGTGTCGGTCGGCTTTCCACTCGTCACTCTTCTCTGACAGTTCTTCTTCCGTCCATAGCGTGAACCAAGGATACCAACGCCACTCGTCTTCTGTGAACTGAGGCTTCCAACCCTCATTCAGGGCGGCGGCGATGATGCGGAGCTTCAAGTATGTAAAAATGTCGTGACCGTCACTTGTAAAATCTGCGTTTTCATCAATCACACGATACTGCTCTACGAGATGGTTGTCTTCTCCCAACTCACGGCAAGCGTCCTCAAAGGTCTTCACACGTTCTGTAATCGGGCGATTTGCGGCTGTCTGTGCCTCTGTTTCTTTCAATTCGGGTAAGAGAGCGAGAAGAACTTTTTTGACGCTCTCATCGGCTGTTTTCAAAGCAGCCTTTGCGTTTTCAATCTTGATTTCCATAAATGCTGTTATTTTTTAGTTGTTGTCTTTGATGTCTTCTTTGAGTTCTCGGCAGCGGGCTGTTTTATTTCGCCCGTCTCAGGGTCAACACCCTCAGGGGCTTTTGCGCCCGTTGCCTGAGCGATAGCGGCAGCGGCTCTGTCTTGTGCGTTGTTTGTCTTCTTCACTGCGTCAGCCTGTTTCTTGGCTTCAATGGCGGGCTTCACGAAACACTCTTCAACGGTTGTCGTTCCCTCCTTGATTGCGTTGGCTGTCGCTCTGAGTTCGAAGATTTTCTGTTTGTCAATCTCCTGAACGCTCTTCACGCCGAGGTAGAAGAAAAGCTGCTCCTCCTTAACGCCCAATTTGGCGAAATACTGAATGACGTTCTGACGGCTTGTTTCAAGGTCAATAGACTGACCGAGCGCAACCTTTTTCACGTTGTTGATGATGCGCTTTGTGACAGCCTTTGGGATAACCGTCAGTACGGCGTTTCTCAGGGCGATAGAGGCGGCGGCGTTGCCCGTCACAACTTGCATATCCTGACTGAACGTGTAGCCTTTCTTTGTGACGATACTTCTCTTGACCTCTTTGCAGACCGCAACGTTGGTTTCAAGGTCGTGACAAACAGCCTGAGCCGTTATCATACGCCCGTCATTGCCGATGATACGGGTCGCGACCCTGAGGTTCGTCCATGCATTGGCGATAATCTCAGCCATGCGAACTGAAAGACCCTCAATGACGCTGTCGTTGCCGTCCTTGTCTTTGCGTCTCAGAACATAGAAACAGTCTTCGGCGGTCTCTTGATCCATAGTCGCGAGCGTCTCAATGGTGTTCAAAACTCTGTTGATGTCACGGGGGTAGGCGTGTGCCGTGGCAACCTGTGCGTCAATGTCAGCTCGGTTGAGAGCTTGGAGCATATCAGCCTGTTTTACTTCGATGATTTCTTCCATTTTATTTGTTATTTTATGCCCTCTTTATGCTTCGGGCGTTGCTTCATTTCTTCGGGCTTAAAAAATATCTTGCGTATCTGACCGTGAGACCCGTCACACGGCTGACGCTTTTCTCCATTGTCTTCTTGATGTTCAGACCCTCTTTTTTAAGGTCACTTATACGAGAGGCGAGGCGATAACAGCCAAAGTCCCTCAGGGCTTCAAGGGGTGTTATAGAACCGCCTGAAAGAAGACGTTCACGGATAAGCCTCAGGTGGCTGTTTATTCTCTCTCCCATAGACTTCATCTTTTGTGGGTTGAACAATATGTTGCTGCCTTGCAGTTTATCTCTTTCTCGGTCTGAACTCTGTTGTCGCACATCCATGCTTCAAGGTCAGACTTTTTGAAATAAAGTTTGCGGTTCTTCTTGAAGTGCGGTATCTGTCGCCCTGATGTCAGGCGATAGAGATGCCCAATGCTGAAACCCGTGAACAGGGCTGCTTCGTTCAGGTCAAGAACCGTCTTTGCGCTTATCAGAGCCAACTCGCCGATACGGTCGAGCTTCTCGTTCATTTCTTCAAGTGTTACGCTCATAAGTCAATCGTCCAATTCGGGTTCATAAAGTTCATAATCCTCAACCTCGCCCGTTCCGTCACAGACAGAACACGTTTCTTTTTCGCCCTGGCAATAGCGCAGCCCTTTCTCAATGGCTTCGGTCTCGTCAGCGGGCAGAGCGTTGAACTCTTCCTCCGTCACTTCTGTTTCTCTGTTCTCTTCAAGGTCGTAGCGATACCATACATAGCCCTGACCTTGACAGGCGGCACACTCAATCATTCGTGGCTCAGGAGAACAGACGGGGCAGTTGGGGTGTCCGTGACATACTTCACACATACGCTATTCCTCCTCGTCAATCAGTTTTGAGAGGTCAGGCAAGAACCCCTTTTCATTCAACCTTGCGAAACAGAAACCTGTCACAAGTGTGCTTGCCAACGCCCCCGCTTTCATAAAGAAAAACTGAATGAGGGTCAAAGGGTTCTTCGGGTCTTCCTCGCCGATGAGAACGATGAAAGAGAACGTGAACCATGTGGCGAGGGCGATTAACAACGCCCATTTGAAAACTTTAGATTTCTTCATCTTCTTTATGCTTTAATGCTGTTAAACCGAGCTTGATTACCTCCTGATACTTTGTCAGAAGCCTAATCAGGCGTTTGTTCTCACTCCTGTACATTCTGTTAGCGTCTTCAAGAGCCTTGATGTACTTTGCGTCTGAACGACCCTCACGCTTGACAGAGGTCTCAACGTCCATTTTGGCGAGTTCAGGGAAAAAGTCTTTATCGGTTGTTGAGAGCGTCACAGACTTCTCATGCCGCTTCTCGGTCTCTACTTGACCGTTCTCACGCTGCGCTCGGCGTTCCCAATATGCCTCCATGTACTTCTTGTTGTACTGATACTTCGCCTTGTTTGCTTCCTTGCTTGCCATACGCTTACACCTCCTCCGTTTTCAGGCTTTCTTCAACACGTTTCAGGATAACGTAAATCGTCCCCATGCTGTGAACGTTGTACTTGCCCATGAGGTGCTGAATGACCATCATTTTGCTCTGACCCTTGACCGCCATCAGGCTGTTGTAGTCATCGTAAATCGCCCTGTCACGTGCTTCACGCTCTTTTTGGCAATCCGTTTTGAAAATCATTTCTGCCATAATTCTTGTTAAAATTTCGATTTTACTTATCAGTTTATTTCCGATTTTAATTCTTATTTCGTATCTTTGTGCGGTTATTTAACCGTAACTGTGTGCAAATATAAACTAAGTTTCGTTTTTAGAAGAATTTTCCGAAAGAAAATTGCGATTTTTAACTTTAATTAAGCGTATGACGGAGATACAGAGAATAAGAAAAGCCATTAATTGGCTACTCTACAAAGGCGTAGCAGAAAACGACCGAGAACTCTCTGAGATAATGGGTTACACAAAGTCTTCATTCTCTCAGATTGTGAACGGGCGTGTGCCTTTATCAGACAAGTTTGCAAAGAAACTCTGCCGACTTGATGAAAATATAAACGAAGTTTGGATTTTAACAGGCGAGGGAGAAATGTTCAAGAATGAGCCTGAAACTAACCTGAACAGTGAAAACGGCGTGACAATTCAGAAAGACGTGTGGGCTGTTCTTCAACAACAGGCACAGAGCCTTGCATCAAAGGACAGGCAAATTGATGAACTGATGAACCTTTTGAAAGAGCAGATCGCCGAGAATAAAAAAGCGGTTGCCCGTCAGGAAGACAATGCCTCCTCTGCCGCTGCCGTGTAGTCAAGTTCTGTGGGGTTGAACAGAAAATACCAAAATATTAAAGAGGTCAAGAGAT